TTATGAACAACGACAACCAATCAACTACACCATCAATTAGCCCGAATGAAGATTTGGCGAATAGATTAAAAATTCTGAGAGCCGCAGTTCTGCAAAGAATTAACTCGACAGTTTCTTTGATTAAAGCTACTGCGAAATATGTTCAGGAACTTAATACCATTAACGACCAAGACATTGCAGCTTTACAAACTCTTGATAAACAAATTTCGATTTTAAATGCAACCAAGAAAGAATCCGGTATTGCAGGTGGAAACATTGAGATTCCACATAGCGAATCTGAGCAACCAAAATCTGAGTAACGAAATAATTACTCACGCTGTCCACATTCTGAATAGCTTTAAAGCTACAGAGTCAAGCACTGATAGAGATTTAATCTTTCAGACTGTGGATCAGTTCTTTGATTTTTGTTCAACAAAACCTAGGAGGATTATGTATCCAGCATTTACATCGGGAATAGTTTTGGATTGCCGTAAGGAAACTAAAATAAAACACCTCATAAAGATCAGAAAAATTGAGATGGGAATTAGAGATCTTCCTGCGGAGAAAAAAACTTGGCTCCAAAAATTATTCGGACTATGAAAATTATTGAACTAACGCAAGGCTATGTCTGCGTTGTCAGTAAGGAAGATTACAAGATGCTTAGTAAAATCAGTTGGGCGATCTCAAGGTCTGGCGGCAAAGGAAGAAAACTTGGAGAGCCTTACGCCGCTGCTACCATTCGGGGCAAGAAAGTTTATATGCACCGATTGATAATGGGAGAGCCTAAAGGTCTTGTTGTGGATCACATTAATAATCAGACTCTTGACAACCGCAGATATAATTTAAGAGCTATTACCCAAGCGGAGAACCGCCGTAACAGCATTAATATTAAAAACAAATTTCGCAAAAAATGAAAGACAATCATTACCAACAAGCACCGAATGTTATTAGGGACAAGCGGTTTGACACCTGCGTTAAGTATGCAAATTTTATCTCACAATTTTTTGAAGAACACGGCATCGCTAATTGGGAACTTGCTGGAATAAAAGCCAGATTTCCGATTGATGAAAAATTCTGCGGCGAGGCTGATAAAATAAACCCCGATCATTACAAAGTCGGTGGCATCGAAACCTTCGACATCTTGCGAGCCAAGCTATCACCAACTCAACTCGCCGGATTCTGCAAAGGCAATGTGTTAAAATACATCACCAGAGCGGACCATAAGGACAAGGTTGACGATCTTAAAAAAGCAAAATGGTATCTGGATAAATTGATTGAGGAGTTAGATGGTCAAGCTACCAGTTAAATTTCCAGCCAAAGCCTACGCTTTAAAATCATCCGGCGCAGTGGTCATCATCCACCCGTGCTGTATGTGCGGTGAAAAAAACGCACCATTCGGCAAAGGCTTAAAGATCAGAGGTCTTCACAATAAATCTCTTGGCTATTGGTTCTGCGAAATGAATGGTGAGTGCGAGCAGGAGTTCGATAAGCAATTCCCAGATGCGATTGAGAAGCCGATCGGCAAGAGTGTTCAGTTAAGTTTATTTTAAATACCGATAGTTCAATGGTAGAATGTCAGTCTCCAAAACTGCGGACGATGGGTTCGATTCCCTCTCGGTATGCCAGATTAAACTCTGTTCTTAAACCAACCAAAAACAAATTTCTCATCCTTCTCTCTTTTTTCAGCGAGAGAAATATAAAATTCTCCTTGAAGGCAATTCAACATCTTCAATAAAACTTCTTCGCCATCGAGTTTTCTGAGGGACAGGAATGAGTTTAAGGCAGATAATGTCTTACCACCCACATCGCCATCGACAGTAATATCTGGATAAGCTGTGCCGCAATTATTTAAAACATTAAGGCAACGCTGCAAGAAAATACCTGAGCGATCAACGCCCATATTAACTCCGGTGTCAGCCATCTCTTCTGCAATTTTTGGCGCAAGTTTTTCGATGGCATCAAGATTAAGTGAGTCCCAATATTTCTGAGAGTAAATTTTAAACGCCAGATCGTAAGGGAGATTTTTCATATCTCCGGCATATCCGTTGGCTCTCGCTACAGCGATCGTGATTCCGTATTTCGTAGCTCCACCGCTATCGCTGGAATCATTCACATAGCCGCCTTCGACTTCGATGATTTTGCTAATTACTTTTTGCTTTACAGTATTCATACTCTTTCTCGTTTTCAGTTTTGTTGTCGGTTAATAAATCTATCGTGATCTTCCAATCCTTATTCTTCCTGATCTCGTCCAGATTGTCGTAATCTTTTTTTGTCAGATATTGCGTGGTAAATCTGCCTTCGCAAAAATCATTTACCGGAACAATCTTTGCAGCGGTTTTGGCGCAACCACTCAAGATTACCATCGGGGCTAACAGACTTAGCAATAGACTGCCGCTGAGAAATAATTTTTTTATCTTCGATAATTTTAACTTGGACTTCTCCAGAAATTTTTTCATATTTTAATTCACATTTTGTTGCGCCATTATTTTCGGCAAAGCGATAGAACCATATCAGCCCTGCGATTACAAGGCTACTTACTATCAGGATCAGATACTTTTTCATTTTCTTTTTTTAATTTATGGTCCGCTAGACCAAGTCCAAGAACGCCTGCAACAAAAATTGCGAGGCTGTCAAATAGTCTAAGGAAGGCTTCGGAATTTTCAACCTTTAAAAAATGTTCTCCACCACGGACAGCAAGATAAACTAACGCTACGCCGCCGATGATCCCGATCAATCTCTTGGAAGATTTTTCGCCGTTCGGTCCCTGAAAGAACTGTGATAATTTACTATTTGAGAACAATGTGTAATTTTTCAATGATTGCGTTGCCGACAAAATACATAACTGTCGGGATGGTTACTGTTAAAATTGTTTTGATGGCGTTTCTTTTTATGGCTTCACACCCTTCTCTTGCCTGCCTCATATGCGAGAAATCTTTTTTTATCTCATCCGTTTCTCTGGAGATGTTTAAACCCATTTCTAAAAATACAGTTTTTACTGTGTCAGCGACTATATCCTTAGTGGTTTCTGAATGTTTTTTAATACACTCCTCAATTATTTTTGTAGTGTAAGGAATGAGCAAGGCACTTATTTCGTTCTTGAATGTGTCGCTCTTAATGAACTCGCTTAATTGTTCAGACATCGTTATTTAAATTTTTTAAATACATTGAAGCAATTATTATTCAGCGACCATTCAGTGCCTAATAATTTTCTTGCATCCTCTAACTTTACTGGAAGAATTTTTATATGTAAATCATCTTTTTTTTCAACATATTTTTCTTCAATAACTTCGCCTTTTTTGAACCGAAAATGTTGCCCCTCAGTTATCAAAGAACAATGTCCGTAAGGAGCTTGGAACGCAAGACCCAGAAGACCCGACCAGTTGGTGGGTTTTTTATAAACGAGAAAAGAATCGCCTTCCTTGTAATCAGATCCGGTTGGCATCAATGATCGACAAATAACGAGCGCACTAAATGGTAAAATTGCACAGAATAAAATCACGCTAAAAACTACGACAGTGTAATTGTAAAATTGAGTTTCTGACACCGACCATTTGGCAACAAAATCAATGAGGTTGTAAGTCGCAAAAATCAAGACTACAAAATTCAGTGCCTTAGTTTTTTGCTCTTTGTAGTTGATTGACTGGTGGAGGATGATGCTCAACAAAAAAGATTGCAGCAGCATATAAACATTCCAGACAAAAAATTGAGCATTATCTGAAAGTCCGTGAATAAAAAATACTTGAAGAAAATTTGTCGCTAAAATTATTCCAAGAATTTTACTTAACATAGTGAGATGCCCCGAATAATCTTACGGCAAAATACATCAACCTTCTTTTCCACGCCGGAACTTTTAAAACTTCCATCGCTTGTAGGAAAAATTTATCAGCCTCAGCTCTGGTTATCGGAGTTGATTCTGAGTAAAGAAAATCGTGAACCATCGCAGCCTTGTTGTAAATCCCGATCGGCGGAAACCACGGATAAAGAAATTTTGGAGTGGATGCGAAGTCGGTGACGAACCCTTCGGCGATCACGACTTCTGTCAAAGGCACTCCTTCTTTGTCAGCGTAATAAAATTTAAACGCTCGCTTTAAAACCCATTTATCGCCAACCGATTCTACAAGAATTTCTTCTGTGAATTTCTGCATAAAATTTTACTGCCAATGTGAATCCCTTGTCGGATCAAAAGCCTCTAACTCAGCAGAGGTCATAGTGTCAAGAGATATTTCTAATCTGTTGGATTTGGCTCTGATTCCAGTGATGAATGTTTTACAGGTATTGGCATCCTTTAGCGTTTGCAATTCTTCTGCGGTCAATTGGTATTGAGCAACAAAGGGGATGGTTTTCATTGCAACGATTTCTTTATTATGGATTTCTGTTACGGCTGCCATATAGTTGGTTTGCTGCCATTCTGGGTAGGCATCAATTATTCTTTTTGCGGCTTG